ATAACTTCGTATCTAGCATCTGGATACCGTATTATAACTTGCTTCCAGGCATTAGCCCATCCAATATAGCTAAGACCAGATTTTTTCTCGATAAAATCAGAACAATTAACATCTAGTAGGCAATCCACAACCTCTTGTTTTTTTTCAACAACATTCTTTACCATAATAAACCCTTATAAATCCACTGAACCCAATACAAAATTAGAATAATCCCTATCAAACCGCCTAAGCAAAAACCCCATCGTCAAAACCACCGAATTGTACACAGCTAAAAGCAAAATAACTATGCACACCCCTAAAATCAAAAGTTAACCTCATTCAAAGATTCACTCGCAGGTACAACGGTAATACGCTTGAGTGCATTACGAGCTGAAACCTCTCGATCAAACGCCTCTAGCATCTTACAGTTATCTCTATCTAAGGATTCCTTAGAACTCATACAATTTTTGATGTCGAACAAACGACCCTTTACTTTAGATAGCATTTTTCATACTCCCTTATTACTATACCTATAGTATACAAGATTGTAATTATAATGTCAACAAATATAAATCACAATCTATATTTAAAGGACGTATTTATAAAGGTCTATTTCCAAAAAGTCGCATATAACAAATAGATTGCTAATACTTATTCTTGATTTGTTCGGCTCGTTAAACAACCGTTTCATGTGATGCCGTGTAATTTTCTCTTCAGGTTTTAGGCTATATCTTTCTTCAAGGTAATCGCCAATATCATCAAGATTAAAAACGTCCGACTTTCGGTATGCATGTTTTAAGTCTTTAGAAAAATTCTCATAATCAAATATCATATTACGATTATAAATCAGATTAATTATAATGTCAATTGATTAAGCACCGCCATCTAAGATTTTAAGCTTAGATAACTTAATGCCATTACTAGTCATTTTGACATGCATAGAACGATCTGGGTTAATTAAGACAATTTTAAAGAAGATGTCATATTCCCCTACAGGTATCTGTGTATCTGTTGTTGCTGGCGAAATTGTGAATACATCTTCATTATCAACGACTGCATAGATTATTTTAGGATTATCTCCTGCATAAGCTAAGGTGATGGCGTCTTCACCCTCTGAATTAACCGCTTTAAAAATAGCATTACTAAGATCATCAGAAAGGTCGGGTATACGTGTACCATCATCATTTGCAACGGTAACTTTAATAGTATTATTATCGCCTGGGTAATATTCTAAATAATTAATTGAATTGCAAGTCATGATAGTATTATATACCCTATTTTAGTCAATTACACCCTTTACTTTATTTAATAAAACGTTCCCATTAACGAAATAAGATTTGTCTAATCCTTCTTCATGTATGACAAAGTAGCCACGCATGTACTCAAGAACATCGCCCACTTCGGGATAAAACCCTAAATCAAATTGTGAATCACTTACCTTTGTAGTGTTATAGACAAGACCATTTAAAACGGCTAAAAACTCAGTGTTTGCGACATCTGCAACATCCCTATCAAATATTCTATTAGTACCCGTAATTTGGTCTGATATGTCGTATACAGTAGGCGTAAAGAATACTATAAGCTCATCATTAACCGATGGAGGGTAAGCCATCGTAAAATTATTGCTATCTATGATCGTATAATCAGTAGAATCTAAAGAAAGTCCATTTAGAGTAATATAAACACCTAATAAAAGGTCACTATCCGTGACAAACGCTACATTAACGCCATCTATTTGACTGCTTAAGTTTTCTACTATTGTTGTCATTTAGTTTCTTTCTTTGTTTCGGGTTTTTTAATAGCCTCTTTCTTTTTGGAGCGAGCTTTTCGTCGCTTATCCATATCTCTTTTAACATCTGCAATTTTATTGGTAATAACCTTGCTTCTAACTTCTTTCTTAATCATATCCTCATGCGATTTATGAAGATCTTTAATTGTAGAATTAAGCTGTTGTATTCGCCCTTCTGAACGATACATTTCTTTGCTTCTTTCTTCTCGAAAATCAATCAATGCCTGTATTGTGTGGTTTATTAAATCTCTAATAACCGATTCCCCAGCTTCATTTACACCAGCCTCTTTTAAAGCATCAGTCGTATATCTTATGTTGTAAAATTTTGCTAAATTATCTAAGCAAGAATTCAGCCATTCAAAAGATTTTTTATATCCAGTAATGTCATCTTGATGGTATTTAATTTGATCAATGTACTTATTTTCTACTGAATCAATAAGATCTTTGTTTTCTTTCATGTGAACCCTCGTCATATATCTATTGGTAAGAGGGCCAGAAAACCGACCCTCTATACACTCCCAATTAGATTATAATACTAAAACCTAATTATACTCAATAGTTAACAAATCATCGATCGATAAGGCTACATTGAATTCAATGTCACCATTAGCAGGTATTGTCCCTGCCTCAAAATCATAAGCAGCACCATGAACAAGTCTAACACCATTTAAATAGATCTTAGCGTCCGCAAGGGTAGCCGTAGTCCAGTTTGGCACAGTGCCAGATAATAAAGTATGACTGCTTGGAGCAAAGTTTCCATTAACTGCAATACTAGAATCAATTTCATAAACGGCTACGGTAAACGATGTTACATTAGAATAAGCCTGGTTAAGGGCATTAATTAATGAAACCTCACCAAAATTAGTCTCAAATGTATCAAATTCGCCACTAGTATCAGACAATTTAAATGTACCAGAATATGTTGAGGCTGTTTTATTTTGATCATCTAAAAATATTTCTTGCCCTGCATCTAATGTTAAATCACCGCCATTATTTGAAAAAGTTAAATTACCAGTCGTTGAAATTGTTCCTTGAGTAGAGCCAACTTCTATTGCCTGTCTAATAAAATCAAATTGGGCTGATTCAGTAGAAAAAAATTCACCAGTAACAGATACACTATCACCTACAGCAGACGCACTTACCTGTAAAATATTATCCGTACCAGTAGAATCTCTAAAATTCCACAATGTTTCATCTGTCATATTAAGATTAACAGATGTAACTTGGGTTACTGCTGATGCACCTTGATTGCTAATGGCTTGATTTAATGTAATATCGCTAGAACTAGCAGACTCGCCAAACCGAACAAATGGGAAACTGACATCTTCAGGTAAATTTGAAAACTCAACACGATCTGGATATAAGTACTCAATGACTTTATTTTCAATAGCCGAAACAGGACAAGCCACTAATGCATCTGAACCGTTATTAATTACAAATGAAATTTGGATGCGCTTATCTGTATCGTTAAAAGTATCACCCTGTACGACTCCGTCTTCAGCCTGTATTAATCCAAATATTTCATGTTCGCCAGACTTAATAGAGTCTTTAGTTGTTGAGTCTACAATTTGAACCAAGTTTTTAGGTGATAAAGCGTTAGCGCCAGCAACAACTGTTAAACGATTAGATCCATATTCTCCGTTAGCCAATACAGAAACAACCGCACCGACGCCACTAACACCAGCGGTTTCTGAAGGGGCTTGTAAACCAGTAACATTAAGCGCAACATAGTTATTGCCGTTGCCTACGGTCACATCTGTAAGAAGCTGCTTAAAAGCGATTATATGCTTTGTTTCAATTGTATTTAAGTCTGTGTTAAGCCCTGAAATGCTCCGTTTCTTTCCGTTTATCGTAGAAAGATCATCGTACCAGTTCGTGGTGCCTTTAACTAATTTACTCTGCGATCGTAACGCGTTCATGTCCGATTCTTGATCTGTTGAACCTGTAACCATAGTAGCAAGCCCTGGAAGCATTGTGTCTAGGTAAGATTCTGATTTCTTGATTTGTTTCTGGCGTGGTTTAGTTACTGCCATAATCAATCTCCGATTATACTATACTAATTATAGTATATTCCCTTTATTGATTAAAATTAAACATTTTTTTTTAAAAAATTTCTTAGAGCATAGTTAACAACATCACTATATTTGACGAAATCCCCTTGATTACGAGCATTTTTAATAAACAAATCTAGCTGATAATTTATATTTTCAGAAATAACAAACATCTTTTTAACGCCATTTTTAGTAATAGAATTAGGCGACAAACTTTTTTTTGGGGGAGTATATAGAGGGGATTCATACATTGTCATCTGATAACTACGATCCATTTTGCTTACCTTTCTTATTCCTATTTGATTTATAAAAATAAAATGAAATAGGAATTAGCATCACTGTTAAGTAGATAAATCTTAAATTGGCATTCTCAATATAAAACCCAAAATAAATTGAGGATATAGTAAATGCCAAAATAGCTGAAAAATCACCAAACATATAACACACACATCAACACACATTGAAAAAACTAACGATAAATCAATTCTAAATCTTTTTTATTAGAATTAAAGTTACAAGTCAAACAATAACCACATAAAACATGTTTGTCAACAAAATACAAAATCTTTGTGGAATTACGACACGAACTACAAATTTTATTTTTGGACTCCATATTTAAATTATAATACATAAAATATCATAAAAAAAGATTGTTTTTTCAGTTCGTGTCGTATACGTTAAATCAAAACGGTTGGTTTACCTCCGAATTACGGCTATCCTGAACCTCGTACGCAGTGACGTCTCCCTTATTCGAATCTTCATCAGTTATTTTACACGACATCATATTTTTACCGCTTTTACTTACCTTTTTCCAACACGCAATCCTAACCTGTCTACCCAAAACATTTAGGTTTCCTGTGTAGTCTGGCTGGTTTTCATTTTGCTTTTCGTTAAGGAATATTACACCTTCATTCATTTTATCAATCTTCATACTAACTCCCTTCTAATATCTTATCATTGGTCATTATTTTGCCGTTATTCATGTATTCAGACTCTAAAGCTCTAAATGTATACACCGACTTGTATAACGGCCTAATTTGGTCTTTTTCGCTCGGATACCGTTTCACATCTTCAAAGTACAAATCCCTGGCGATTGAGTCTATTCTCTCTTTTTGGTCACGTGGCAAGCTTGGGTAAATACTACTCACAAAGCTTATGTTTTTATTTTTAGATTCTTTTATCTTGTTTCGTTCTTCACGATAGTCCTTTTTGGACTCTTCAGACTTAAACACACAAGCCCTTTTTAAAAGCTCTTTTCTTGCGTAAAGCCTCACTTTTTTTAATATTTGGTTAGTATCCCACACATCACTACTCCTACCTTTCGTATACCCCTTCAAGTTCGATTTTATCGATAACATGTAGCCATAAGGGTTTTTCTTATAGCCAGGTATACTGTCTACGTACATTTGAGCAATATTAGTAAGTAATGCATCGTTTTTACGAAATATTCCCATCAGATCAACTATAGATGTATTATTGGTATTATGATATGAAATAAAATCATATATTTCAAAAAACAAAACATCCTCAGATTTTTGGTACTTCTCCATGAAGTTACGCGCATCACTCAATCTCATTGCATCATCCTTATAGTCCATTATATCACAATTCACTTGCTGACTTGCCAGCGATTCTTCAGGCAACACTATGTTATGTTTGTTATAAGTATTATTATTTATAATAATGCTTGCTTCACTTGTGGTGATATTATTTTTTTTCACCTTATTTTTACTATAAGATGAGCTTTTTTTATACTCAGGACTGTCATAATTTACTAAAGTAACAATGGTGAATTTGGTGGTGGGTTCTACTGTTATATCACCACTTTCAACAAGTGTCTTGATACATCTACGAACTTGATTTTCGCTAATATTAAGGGTCTTAGACAGCGACTTCCTGCCGACTGCAATCTGTCCCCTATATATCGTTTTTCCTTCAAATTTCAATGTTTTGTAGTTGGCATTGAATTTAAGGTGTGTATAAAAATGCTTTAGTATTGGGTCTTTAAACCACGCACGATCCATTTCTGATCTGTCAAAGCAGATATATCCATTTTTCATATAAAAATTCCTTATTTAAATTTTAAAATAAATTGTCAATAACAGAATTTATTATAACTATTGTTTAGTACAATAACAACTGGTAAGATATAAGTGTTTTTCCTGTTTAAGGTAATTGACAATAACAACTTGGCCCCTTTCTTATTAGATTGGGGCCATTTTATTTGATAAATAATTATTATTATTTTATAATAATGTCATTCATTCTAATTCTACTTACGTATAATTAGAATTTTCCTGGTTAGGAGTAGGCTTTAAATCTATTCCAACCTAACCCCAATCACACGCCCCACTACGAGACTTTCTCTAGTGGGGCATACCCTTAATTAACCGTGTATAATAATTAAGAAAGTCAGCCACATTTTGAAGTGTGTGGCTGGCGGGGTACATTAAAGAATTTGACAATAAATAACATTTGCTATTATAATAGCAATAAAATGAGATATAAATCATTTTTCATGAGCAATGTGTGTTTTGGATTAAGCTCCCAAATTTATACATCTCTCTATTACTTATACCCCGATACTATTCATACCATATAGTGTCGGGGTTGTTCTTTCTACAAATAAATGTTGTAAAAAATACAAACATATATGTTTTTTTTAAATGTGTAGCCTCAAATAGTATTGGCACAAGTTATGCATTATTAAAATTACACACAACAAGTCATTCTCATCCAAGTATGACAATCCATGAAGCGGGCGAATTGCAATGATACCAGGCCATTATTGCAATTCGCCCAAATAACTTATGATTATAAAAAGCATGTACGTTAATAATAAAGACAAAGATCTCATTAAAGATTTAAATAAAAATCTATCTAAAAAAAGATCTTATTTTGACATAAATACAAATAACAGTGTTTTTAAATGGCTAAAAGCTTGTAAAAAATAGCCTACAATAGTAAAATTCTTTTATTGTAATGTTGTGTGAGTTCATTATGGCCGTTTTGCCCGAAGATGTTAATTTGATATTAACATCCTTGAATAAATTGAAAACCAAGCAGGCGGTATGCAAGTACTATGGTATTTCTAGGTCTGGTTTTTATAGCTATGAACGTCGCAATGGGGTTAAATTCAGACGAGTTGACATCCCAAAGTGGGAAATTGATGAAGATAGTAAAAAAAATCAATAATAAGCATGATTATAAAGAGCTATTAAATAAGTTGGATGCACTTCAAGACAATAAATCTAATAATGGGGTCTATTTCTTTCAGAATAGATTTGAGACCTTGTATATAGGCCATAGCACTAATATCTATCAAAGACTATACGCACACCAATATTTTATAGAAAGCCTTTTAGAGTCTAATAAGCTCACCCAAATAAGTATAAAATTGTTTGAGTCTGAAGAAGATGGTAGAAACTTTGAGAGAATAAGCATATATAAGTGGAAGCCCCTATATAATTTGGCTTATACTAATAGTAGGGTAAGAATGTATGACTACATACCATTTTCGACTAGATTGGCTATTAAGGACCATTTTAACGCCAATAAAGACAAATACAATGATCAAGGGGAATTAATAGAAGAAATGGTCAATCATTATTTTCAGAATAATAAGCAGCTTAAGATAGCATAGGAGTAATAGAATGAATTCTCAAGATAAACCAAAATTAACAGTTAGCCCAGAATCTGAAATTACCCTAAGCATGTTAATGGAATATAATTTTAGTATGCACGCCTTTAACTGTATGATAGCTGATAAACATGAGTGTATTAGTTGTGGATGGCAAGATAATACCCACATCCACAAAGATATGATTCATAGACGATATGAAGCGTATAATATGACGACCAAATTTACCGTTACTAATGAATGCACCATGTGTGATAATCAATGGATAACGCCCGAAAAACTAGACTGGTATACACGGCGTAGTATTAAGTTTATGGCTCAAGAGTACGAAAAAGACAACTACGTTGATAGAGAGTTATTCCCGTCTATAATAAGAATGTATGAAGCCGCGTACGAATACAAAATGATACTAGACCCACGTGAATCAAAATCATGTGATGTTGAAGTGCCTGTTATTTAGTATTTATAAAGGCCCCCACCGTATACCCTCTCAAATTTTAAAAGGAAGCTCATTAGAGTATACGGTAGGGGTAATCTGTATTATATCTAAATTTGATTATTCTTTAGAAATCAAATGATAAAGGTCCGTTTTTAAGTCTTGAATTTCCGTCAAAACCGATTCCAAATTGGACTTGTTGACCGCCAATTTTTGTTCTAAATCCAAGATCGATTCCATGATTTGACCCCCCGTGCTTATTTTTATGAACTTTTGCCAAAAAGTCCTTAAGCGGCCCTTGTTTGGATTCATTGATAACCTCTACAGCTTTTTGAGTGTCGCTATTACTTTTTAATCTTTCTATTTTATCTAATTGATCTTGCGTATAATTTAAAATTTCTACGACTTCTTTGTTCGATACCCAGTCTTTGAATTTCTTATTACCATATATTAATTTATCAATTGACACCTTAAAAAATGCACTTCTCAAGCTTTGATTGCCAATAAGCCACAGTGAAACGCCTTTAAAATACTGTAATAAAACTTTTATATATCTCATAATTACTCCAATTATTGCACACATATGTATGCTTTTCAAATACTAAGGATAAAATTTTACTAATTCGTCGGTTAAGCCCTTAGCCAAATCGAAATGAACCCAGTTAACGCCCATTTCTATTCGCCAAAAACCTAACTCACGATACCTAGGTAAAATTTTATCTCTTAATTGATCGGGAGTGTATTCATTTGTATGGAAGTCGCAAGCTAGACCTCTTTGATGTTGTGATAGGATAAGGTTTTTAGTTTCATCATCACCTTTTAAGTAGTAATCCGTAGGCCTCCAGCCACGATAATTAAATTTACCTCCAACGTGCCACGTATTAATGTACATGGGAACACCTAAAAAGACCCTAATATTCTGAGCACATTTTATAGTGTCTATATATACATATCTAAAAAAAGCTGTTAAGTAGTTCTTATTATTGTATCCATACCTTTTTACCAGGTAATGATGTAATTCTCTTGGAATCCATTCTTGTGTTACAAAATTAGACTCACGTCCGTCTATAAAGATTTTCATATTAAATAAGTTGTAAAAATATTGCTACGGCTATAGGTAGTGCGCTTGCTATTGAGGTTATAACAGCTTGCCTCCAAGATAATTGCGATTCTATTTTCATTAATGTTCGCTCTAATTCTTTCATTCTGTTAAGGTATTTTTTAAGATCATTGGAAATACTTTCTAAACGCTCTTGCATTTCCCCTTTTGTTTTTTCCGTAGTATCTTTTATCATTTCTTGTACCTCGGTATACTGTTTTTTGCTCAATTCGGTATCAGACATTTTCAAGATTGAGCAGTCGCTCTTCCAATTCATCAAGTCGGTTATTTAATCGTTCATTTTCTTTGATTAGCTCTTTAATTCCAGCTGTGTTAACAGGGATCATGTTATCGTATTGAATACCTAACATATCATCATCGTTTTCGGTAGACGAAACGATATTAGGCATAACCTCTTGCATATTCTGTGCAATGAATACAGGTATTTCTTTTTTATCTTCATCGCTTTTATAAACTGCTATTTTACAGTCTATTTTTTCGATTAAGCTTAAAGACTCCCTTCCAATATCTCCTACAACATCTTTTAGACGTTCATCCGATCCATTTGTCCAAGATGTTCCACCAGGTTGAACATATGGGCCAGAAGTATAGTTTGTACCTGCAACCAAAGCCGTTCCATGAGATACACCACTTGTTTGAGTTACTACTTGAACACCATTACCATTTGGTAGAAACATCATTCCGCACATTAGTGAAGTTACAGGATCTCTCCCATCACATTTTATGTCCTGTATAAATGGCGATGTATCTGTTCCAGAATAGGATGCATTAACCCCAATAAACGCGTCTGTTCCGTACCTTGCACCATTAACACTGTCTGCCCCATCAGATCTATCGGATGAAATTTTTAATGCGTTAATTCCCATTGTGCAAGAAAAATATGCCTCATCAGTATTTTCTACCAGTAGTAGCTGATTTGTTAAATCTGTTGGAAAGCCAAAAAGTACAATATTATCATTATACTGAGTCCTATTAATCGCACCTGAAACATATCGTGATAACTGAGCTTCAACCGCATCAATAGCTGGTTGTGATTGCCCAGAATTATTTATAATTTCAACTTTCTCATCAACGGCTAAATCAAACCCATCTCTTAGTGCTATAAATTCTTGAAATGGAGCCCTAATACCATTGTCGCCCATATCGGTGGTTGCTCCCCTAGAGAATGTTTTTCCAACCGTTTTATTTCTATAAATATCACTTTGATTTGTCGCGGTATCCGTAACGTCCAAATCTTTAGTTTGAATAAGCATTGTTCCACGGTCATTTCGATACTCAACTTTTGAATAGTTAGTATCAAAGTTACCGATCTGTAGAATGTCATTTGTTTCGTTGAAAACGATAAATGTTAGCAAGAAATCTGTTAGTGTTTCTAAGTAATTTTCCCATAGGTAAAAATTATTAAAAACCCAATTGAAATTTTCATGTGTTGGTATATCGTCCTGACTATATCCATCTGTTTGTAATGTTGCAGAGGGTTGCGTCTTTGGGGCTGCGGGATCTGTTGCGAAATTTGTATTATCTGTTGGTTTAGTTGGTACTGGCATTTTTTTACACTCCTATGTATATTTTAATAAAATTCCTAATAAATAACAATCACGGTTTTTGTCCAGCCAAATATCCTTGGTCAAAACCAAGTCTAGTTACATTTGGTGAAATGTTTGTCGTTACAAATCCAAATGGTGTTTTTTTGGATTCTTGAACATTAACTTCAATACCTGAACAAGTAGAATTAGTGATAGCGTTCACAATATCAGTCCAGTTCCCCGAATATTGCGAATCTGTTGCAAAATTAATTGTATAGGATACATTGCCCGTATTTATAACAACATCTGCGCTAGGAATTAATAAGATAGCAACGGCGATTATCTCTTCCCGTGTCCCTTCGCTGTTATTTTCTGCAATCTTCGCTTTAATCCTAACCCTATATTCATCATCTGAAAGACCGTTCCTTGGAGTGTCCAAATCTAGTCCAAAGTTATCTAGTTGCTGACCTACAGAATTATCTAAAGATCTGTTTTGCAGTGTTACTCTTGCGTTTTCTAGTAGTTGGACACGCTCTAAATTACCAGTGATAAGTTTGTGTAGTTTCTCTGAACTATTATACTGTGTAGGCAGTAAAGATAACCCATCTTCAACAATGTTTGGATCTAATTCTATCATGCTACATTAACCGTTATACGTGCATCTGAGAATGATGCGATTTGAGTATTACTTATACTGATATTGTCTTCTAATGTTGGTGCTGGTGCCGTTCCTACCAAGACCTCTATGCCAATTACTCCAGCAACTTCATTGATTGGCGTGTAGAACTGATTTGTAATAACATCCTTCCCAATAGTAAAGTTTGATACATACGTAATGATTTTATCTTTGATTTGTTGCGCGCCATCCGTAGGGAATAACGGGCCTTCTGATATATCGGTGTTTTCGGTAATGTTAATAACAAAATAAATGTCGATTTCACTTGGCCTACTAAAGCTAATATCTAAAGTTTCGCCTTGAGAGTCTACTTTTTGTACGGTTGTTGTTCCAAATGTATTTATACCACATGGTTGTGAATCAAGAATAGCACTCGCTATGTCACTATCTGTACCACCTAAAACAACTGCTTGTATATTATTGGCTGGTACACCATCAACAGTAATTGACTGTCTATTAGACCATACTCTAGCCGCTAAGACGTTTTCTACGTTAAGAATCTTATTCCGAATCCCTGCATCGGTCCCGTTTTGTGTTGTCTGTAAATTGTTAATTCGTCTTAATTTGAACTCTACATCAGTTTCTTGGTCTCGACCTTGAACCGCATTAGATAGGTTTGTAATAGAGTTTACGCCTGCGGTAGGGGTATCGATTACCGTCAAAGAACCAGCATTTGCAACAACTGGGCCAGTAACAGTGGCGACCATACTCAAATCAACGAATGGTAAATACCCTTTTGTCGTCTCAGTTACGGTTACATTTACCGCCGCGCCATCACTAAGCGTATTATCAGCGGTAGTTAGTAATGGTTGTTCTTGATCGCCGTCTGCGCCTGTAAATGTAACTACGAATCCGTCTGTATAGTTACCTGTAACTGTTACCGCTGATAAACTTGCTAAATTATTTAACGCTGTCTGTATCTCAGTATTAGTGTCATCCCAATTAATATCAACGGTTTCGTTGGTTTCATGTACAAGCTTAAAAACACCACTTGTAGGGACACTCGAAAATGTTACAGTCTGAACCTCATCGATACCAGTCGTAACGGTACCCGATTGAACCGTTTCAAATATAGCTGTAGAATCGCCAGTAACACTAGCTCGAAATCCTACTGGTACCGTTGTCCCTATATCAGCACTAATCCTACCTGTAACCGTTGATTTAGCGGCTCCCAGCCTAACAAGACCTGTATTTTGAGCGGCATTATCTAGGCTAACACCTTCAGCTTTTTGAGCATACTGTGAATTATACTCATCTTCCATCGCGTCCCAGATTTCGCTTTCTTTAATCGCTTCAACGTCGATTATTCCTCCGAGGGGGCTATTACTCTCTGTATTGATTTGTGGGCCAAACAATTCACGGTATCTAGCGATACGATCTTCTTTTATTTCGGTTATTGTTGGTCTTGCGAAACCTGTTGCTGTTACTCCGTATGTCATATTTGTACCTCGTCGTTAATTATTATTGTACCATCCAAAGATTTGACTTCAAAATCTACTGTTAAAATTCTTGTAGTTTCTATAAATGACATGATGAAACTTTCTAGTTTTACAACTCCAGGCGTTGATAGAATTACATCTTTTAAAATATTTTCTACGATGCTCTGGCTTCGTCTCTTGCCTAAAATTTCTTCAATATAAGGAACGCCCAATTCTGTATCAAGTGGACATTCCCCTAATAGGGTTTGTAGTCGCTGCTTTAAATTTTGTGCAACAAACTCTTTACCTTCAACTATCACTAAGTTGTTATTTTCAAATACCAAATCATTATTTTGCGTTTTAATGTCCATTATTGTTTTACTCCGTCTAATTGAGATTGTGCAGATGTCATTGCTGTTATGTTAGGCTGAACCCCTACTGCTGGCGGTGGGAATACAACGGGGTTAATAGCACTAAACGCTGATATTGCTTGCCCCATAAATGATGATATTGCGCTTAATGCGCTATTACCACCGTTACTAAGCTCAAATTTTCCAGCTGCGTCTATACTAAAATTGGCACCACTTGCATTAGTTATATTACAGGTCTGACCATCAACTTTTAAAACAGTGTTATCTGGTGTTGTCACTTTAAACTCGTCACCATTGACTTCTAATATAGTGCCATCTGAGTTTACATACTTAAAATGACCGTTAGGGTCTATAGTTAAGACGTTATTCTCTGTATGCGCTATCTTAATTTTCGTATCGTCACCTGTAAGACCTGTTCCAAATGGCTTTGCTATAGGCACGCATAACGCATCGCTTATATGATGTTTTCTTGGGTCTTTAGGGTCTACTATACGTTGCCCTGTATCTGTTGCTGTGTTGGACTTCCAAATATCTAAAGATCTTTCAGAAAAAAACACTAAACAATCATCACCCTTAGCGACTGGTAAACTAATAATTGTACTTGCTGTTTGCATTGTACATAACGGGATGTCTTGAGCGATTGGAAGTTCTTTAGGATCTACCTCGTCAATGTACTTTCGCTTAATAGATAGTCGTACAGACACCTTTTTAGACGTATGATCAACACTATCAATGATTCCAGGTATGCAAGTATGGGTTTCATATAATTTTTTATCTATGGCCTGATTAATAGCCTTATCTAATGTAGGGTTTTCAATAATATTAAGCACTTGTCTTTTCTCCTAAGCACAGGCATTTGGAGTACCAAGCACTGCTATGGGTATCCCCATTCATTTTTATCTGTTTAATGACGAATAGACCTGACGTATCAATATCGGCATATTCCGACTCAATTTTAACTGTCTCCCCTATTTTAAGTTCAGGGTTTAGTATTGAATTGAATGTTATTCCAGATTCGGTGGTGCTCGCTGTAGCGTCTTTTTCTTTTTTCTTTACAGGTGAGCTAATCATCCCTGTTTTTTCAGATATTAAGATAGAATTGGTGACGTTTATATTGACTCTATCAGACGCATAAAACACGTTATCATCTACGTACCATTCCAATTTTAGCTTTTTAAATAGTTCATTTAAAATATCTTTAGTTGAACCAAGTGCAACATAACTATTAATAAATCTATCTTCTGGTATAGCAGTAATGTTTTTATCAGATACCAGTACCCCCATACCGTTTGCAACATCCTTTATAATTGTTTTTATGGCGGTGTTAGCCGCGTAGGTCTTCTCATAATGGTTGATATTAATCCCCTTATTAGCGTCCCCACATATCAATGTAATAAGCTTATCTGGCCCTGACTTTGAACTCATCGTATCAATTACCTCACCTGAAAAAACAAGCTTCAGATCATCCCTAGAAGATTCATAGCCACAGTATAGCCACATAATAAGATCGTTTTGTTGTAAAAACGATGTTGAAAGAGAGTTCATGTTATAAACGCTAATTTCAGCCGTATTAGGGTCTGAATCGGAAGTTTTGTCAATAGTAAACGTCGTTCTTAGTTTACTAAACTCAATTGCCTGACCGCCCTTATTCGCTACGATAAGCTTAACGATACGATTGAATCCCATCTTAAACTACCTCGTTATATAAAAAATAGTTTCTATCTCCCCAATCATATTCGGTTGGGTTATGTTCTTGATTTAAAGCGTCAATCACCATAAACACCCCTTGAGGTATTGGAAGGTGACGAAATCCAAGCATGAAGTCTACGTCTGTTAAAAGAACTATGTTTTGTAAGATAGGGTTACGATTAGAATCGAAAACGCTAAGCTTCCATCTACTAGCACGCTGGTTATAACTAAACTTAAAATGATAGGGAACACCATCGATAGTAATGTCATAAGCCTGTGGTCCTATATCAGATTTAATTGGCATTTGTACGATAGACATTAAGAGCTCTCCCAAATACTTTAACTAGTACGCTTGCGCCTCTATTTTTAACAGACTCTTGAGGCGTTTCTGTATTCTGTGACCCTAGGTTTTTATCTTTCTGGCCAGATTTGTATTCAAGTGAAACGTCTTTATTGTCTGAAACGATCAACAATTGATTTGATACTATTTGAATCTCTTCGAACCTAGCTACAAATTCAAGTGTTCCTGCCGTCGTTGGATTCTCGCTTATAGATAGATTCGTCATAATCATATTTTCGTATAATTCATAGTTAGTAACGATCTTAATCGGGTTTCTGTTTTTATGTAGCTCTTTTACGTATCTATAAGAGTTTTCCAACCTAGATTCGTCTGTTTGAAGGATCTTGCCAACA